CAAACGACATAGAGGTAATGACAGACCTGCTGTTATATGGGCCGATGGAAGACAAGAATGGTGGGTGAATAACAAACGACATAGAAATAATGATAAGCCAGCAGTTATATATGCAGATGGATCAGAAGCATGGTTTTTAAATGGAAAACTGCATAGAGGTAATGACAAGCCGGCAGTTATATATGCAGATGGATCAAAAGAATGGTGGGTGAATGGCGAACCACATAGAGATAATGGACCTGCTGTTATATGGGTAAATGAAAGACAAGAATGGTGGGTGAATGGTGAATTTATAAAAAGAGAAGAACCTACTAATGAATCCCTATCTGAAGCACAAAAACCAAAACCAGGCAGACCATATAGAAAAAAATATGATAATTATATTGAATATTATTTAGATGGCAAACTTCATAGAGGTAATGATAGGCCTGCATTTATACATTCAGATGGATCAGAAGAATGGTATTTAAATGGCAAACTGCATAGAGGTAATGATAGGCCTGCCATTATATGGGCAAATGGAACAAAATTTTGGTATTTAAATGGCAAACGACATAGAGATAATGACAAGCCTGCTATCATAAGGGCAGATGGAAGAGAAGATTGGTATTTAAATGGCAAACGACATAGGGATAATGATAGACCTGCTATTATATGGCCAAGTGGAACAAAACAATGGTGGGTGAATGGTCGACAAATAGATCCACCTACTAATAGTGTTAATGAAAGTGAAAAACTTCCTACTATATCTAAACTTCATAAAATAAAACAGGCGCTAAGAAAAGGTGATGACTTAATTATTAAACATTCAAAAAAATATGCCTATCTTTATAAGAATATAGAACTTAGTCCGGGAAAACAAATTAATGTTGATTATAAGTCTGCTATACAATTCATAAAAGATCCGAATTTAAGACATGTATCATATGTTTCAGGCATAGATATAATCTCTGATCCTAAGAGACAAATTAGAGAATCTGCTTCTAATATATCTGAAATTACAAACAAACCATTACCAGATGTTGAAATTCATGATAATCAAGATATTATTAATTTTAGTTTAAATAATAAACCTTTAGCAGTTGCTTGGAAAATAGAGCCCGGAGGAAAAAGAAATCCCTATAGTAATTACTTAGTATATTCATTACGAAAAATGAATCAAGGATCAGATGTAAATTTTTCATCATACGAGATGGATGAATTATTAGGACATGTTTCTTATTCAGATTTAAAAAAATATGTACATAAAAAACGCAATCAATTAGTTAAAAAACGAGATAGAAGCAAAGAAGAATATAAAAAATATCATAGCGGGCTTTATGGGTAATGAATAATTATAAAGGCTTCTTACGCTTACTATGTAAACTACATCAAGAATATCGAAAGGAAAAGTATGATGAAAACAAAAAATCTAGAAATATTTCCAGCATCAAAAAACGAAATCGGAAAACCATACAAACAAGTTGATGCAGATTTTCTAAATAAATTAAGTCAAATTGATGAAGAATATATCAAAAATGCAAAAAAACCAATTAAACGTTATGAAGACAGAATAAAATCTCTAATAGGTGAAACATTGAAGAGCACGAAATAAAATGAATCTGAACTGTGAACTACATGTAAAATCATATCATAAACCAAGACAACCACGATACAGATTGTATTTTGACAATGAATTAATAACAGAAAAATTTATTGTTACTAATGCTGGTAAAAATGAATGGGATAACATAATGTTTAAGGTTACTGGCAATCCCGAATCTCATGAATTGATACTCGAAAAACTTGATAACAATGATATATATATTATAAAATATGTTGTCAACAATGAAATTAAATATAAAAAAGTAGAATTATTAGTTCAATCTAACTGGATATATAGGATAAATACATAAAAGGAATTATTATGAAAATTCATGAATTATTAGATATTAACGAGAAAAATAAAAAATCATCGGATTATACAACTGGTGCCAACCCTGAATTTTCTAAAAAAGTGGCAGATCAAAATAAAAAAAGTAAAAAAGAAGCAGATAACAAGGCTAAAAAAGCTGTAACAAAAGAAAATACCTCTTCTAAAGTTAGTGAAAAATTTGGTGTATTCCGTAAAGGCGGATCTATTGGATCTCATAATGATGATCCTGTTGCTACATTTGATACAAAAGATGAAGCAATAGAAAAAGCTAAAAGACTTCGTAAAACATTAACAAAAGGCGAAAAAGGATATTATAAAATGGGGTTTTTAGTTCGTCAAATTAAAGAAAATTGTTCTGCTGGCGCGTCAGGCGCCGGTTCTATTGCCGCGGCCCCTGTTGGTATTGGTAATGTTGGCCCACATGGAGTAGGTATTAATAAAAAATCTAAAAAATCTAAAAAAACAAAAATTGCCCGGCCGGTTGGTGGAACAACTACTAGAAAATAATAATTATGAGTATTTTAAAATATTTAAAACATATTGATTCAATAGAAGCTAAAGAAGCTAAAGTTAAAGAAACTCTAGTGTCTAGGCCTGTTGTTAAAAAGAAAATATTAGCTGAAGATAACCCAAAAATTGTACAATCTAAGAAAACATATAATAATAGTAATAAAGGTTTAAAAGAATATAAGGTTGATAAATCTGCAATCGCAAAAACTATCACTGATATTTATGAAATCGAAGGAACTATCAAAGGTGCGTCTACTGTTAAAAAGTTTCGTGAATCATTGAAGCAAGCTGTCAATGACGACAAATTATGGCGCGGCGCCGATGAAAATGCTGAACTTAAAGCGATTATAACCAATCTTAAAACAGATTTTAATAAATTAAACTAATTCTTGACAGAAAGTCTTAAATAGATTATAATTATATTATGATAAGACCTATATCAACTAACAAATTAGATATTGATTACCTTACTCGACATAATCCGAAAAAGAAAAATTCTAAAAATAAACAAAAATCAAATAAAGAAAATAAAATATCTACTCATTTAAATATATATAAAATGAATCAAAAAATACTCAATAATGTTGAAAATCATTTAAATTTTAAAATTGACTTCCTTCAATATTCTGTGTTAATATATGAACATAAAGAAATCGCAATGCGAGGACAAATAATAAACATATTAATATAAGGAATAATTATGGGTGATCGAGTATACTCGCAAGATGAGAAAAAAAAGTTAACACAATTAATTAAAGAGGGTATGACCGTTAAGCAAGAAATAGCGGATCTTAATGAAGGTCTAAAAGATACTGTTAAAGCAATTGCTGAAGAAATGAATGTTAATACTAAAATTCTTAATAAGGCTATTAGTGTCGCGCATAAGGGTGATCTGCATAAACATCAAGACGATTTAGAAGAATTAGAAACAATCCTAGTTACTACAAATTTTGCCAATTAATTATTATGTTTAACTTCAGAAACATCTTTTGGGATGTAATTAAATTTTGGAAAGAAACTTGGGTTAAAAGTAAACTCGTATTTTTTCTTGAAGCTATTGGATCACTTACTAGCATGACAGCAGCTATTATATTAGCTGTTTCTCAAGTGCCTAACTTATTAACAGTTTTTATTTTCTATGTTATAGGAAGTAGTTGTTTAATATATATTTCTTATGTTAGAAAAAGTTCCTGGATGTTAGTAATGTTTATGGCATTTACAATTCTAAATTTTATTGGTATTATTAATCATTTTTAGTATAATACTTATATGTTTGTAGATAGTATATATGATTCTCAGAGTGATTTAGTTCATGTTGTGGAACGAGTTGATGGTAGGCGAATCTTTAAAGATTATAAAGCTGACCATACATTTTATGCTGATTTAAAATCTGGCAATCATGTAAGTATATATGGCAATTCGGTAGAAAAAATAATTCCAACATCTAAAAAAGATGCTCAAAAAGAAAAAAAAATCTATAATGGACGAAATTTATATGAATCTGATGTTAATACTATATTCAGGTGTCTGGAACAAAATTATCTAAATGCTGAAGTTCCTAAATTAAATATAGCATTTTTTGATATTGAAGCTGATTTTGATCATGCATATGGTTTTTCTGATCCCGAAGATCCTTATGCTGAAGTAATCGCTATTTCTATATATTGTTCTTGGCTAGATGAAATGATAACATTAGCGGTACCACCTAAAGATATAACCATGGTATTAGCAGAAGAAATGACGAAAGACTTTACTAATTGTCATTTATTTAAAACTGAATCTAAAATGCTAGATATGTTTCTAGATTTAATAAATGATGCTGATGTATTAAGTGGTTGGTTTAGTGAGGGATATGATATTCCATATTTGGTAAATCGTGTAATTAGAGTATTAAACAAATCAGATATTAGGCGTTTTTGTTTATGGGGTAAAAATCCTAAAAAACGAGAATATGATAGAGGCGGTAAACTAGCTACTACATATGATTTAGTAGGCCGAGTTCATATGGACTATATGAATCTATACAAAAAATATACATACCATGAAATGCATAGTTATTCATTAGATGCTATTGCTGAATATGAACTTGGTGAACGCAAAGTGCCATATACTAAAACTCTAGATCATTTATACAACCATGAGTTTAGTAAATTTATTGAATACAATCGACAAGATGCAATGTTAATTAAAAAATTAGATGATAAAATGCAATTAATTGATTTGGCCAACACATTAGCACATTCAAATACCGTGTTATTACCAACTACCATGGGGTCAGTTGCTATGATTGAGCAGGCTCTTATCAATTATGCTCATGCTCATGACATGGTTGTTCCAGATAAAAAATATAAAGATGATAGCGTGGATCATAGAGCTGCTGGAGCGTTTGTAGCTACACCGAAAAAAGGCTTACACGAATGGTTAGGCGCTATTGATATTAAATCATTATACCCATCAGCTATTCGAGCTTTAAATATGAGCCCGGAAACAATCGTAGGTCAATTAAAGCCATTAATGACTACAAAAATGATCAATGATCATTTAGCTAAAGGAAAAAGTTATACTTTTGCTGGCGCTTGGGAGGGGCATTTTAGTAGTTTAGAATATCAAGCTGTAATAGAACAAAAGCCTGGTGTTGAAATTACAATCGATTGGGAAAATGGATCCAGTGATGTTTTAACTGCCTCTGATGTTTATAAATTAATTTTTAATAGTAATATGCCATGGATCCTAAGTGCTAATGGCACTATCTTTACTACAGAGAAACCAGGTATTATACCAGGAATTTTAGCACAATGGTATAA